ACTTCGTCACTCGCTTCGCTCTCTTTTGGCTTTGCCAATGCGAGAGGCCAAGAACGGTAGTGGGCGGAATAGCCCACAAGGCAAGGATCCGCTTGACAATCTAATTTTATCTAATTAATAAATAACTATATGCCAAAACAGACAAAATTAAATCCCAAACAGAAACATTTCGTAGAAGTTTATTTGCAAACTTACAATGCCAGTGAAGCCTGTAGACAAGCAGGATTCAGTGATTCAATGGCTAATAAATTAATGCAAAATCCATTAGTATCAAATGAAATCAATAAAGGTATTGATGTTAGTTTAAAGAAAGCCAAGATAGATAATAAATCTGTATTAGGACAATTGGCCCAAATTGCAATGGAGCAGGATCCAGTCTCAAAAGGAATGAGATGGAGTGATAAATTAAGAGCTTTAGAATTACTAGGTAAACATCTTGGAATGTTCAAATCAGAAGAAACAGATCAAGGTAAGATCCCTCAGGTCACTATTAATTTTGAAGGTGAGTCAGAGAAACTTGAGAAGCCTTCATTTGAGATAGTAGATTATGAGTCAAAAAAAGACAGAAGAGACAACTAACAAAACTGATCTAAAAGTATCCTTTACACCAAACCAACAACTTTGGTATCAGACACCTGCCACTGAGGTTTTGATTGGAGGATCATTTGGTTCAGGTAAGTCATTCTTCCTGAGATGGGCTTCAATACTTTGGGCTATGGAGATTCCTGGAATCAACATATTCCTTTTTCGTAGAACATTTCCAGATTTAAGGATAAACCATTTGGTTGGACCACAGAGCTATCTTTCCATATTGGAACCATTGATCTCTGGTGGTTGGGTAAAGTATAATAGTGCTCATAACACTTTTAAATTTTGGAATGGATCCGTTATTACATTATCACATCTTCAACAAGAAGCAGATATGTATAGATGGCAAGGATCAGAGATCCACTGTTTATTATTAGATGAAGGAACAACATTCACAGAAGCACAATACAAGTTTATGAGATCAAGGGTTAGGATGAGTGGTGTAAAATTACCTGAAAAATGGAAAGGCTATTTTCCAAGGATTATGGTCAGTTCCAATCCAGGTGGTATTTCACACAATTTCTTCAAAATAGGATTTGTTGATCTATGTCCAAATAATAGGATAGTGAAGATGCCAGATGATGAAGGTGGATTATTGAGGCAATATCTTCCAGCAAAACTCATAGACAATCCATATCTAATGAAAGAAGATCCTGATTATGTCAAAAGGATTATGGGTATGGGAAATACAGAATTAGTGACAGCTATGTTGGAAGGAGATTGGAATATTCCTTCTGGCCAGATGTTCTCAGATGTTATGGATGGTGTGAAATGCCTAGTTGGAGATTTTAGATTGCCAGAACATTGGGCATTAAGGAGAGGATTTGACTATGGTTATTCTGCTCCTTTTTCAGTGTTATGGTATGCCATAGCAGATGACACACCTTGCACAATTGACGGTAAGCAGAAGACATTCACGCCAGGTACAATAGTGATAGTGGATGAATTGTATGGTGCAAAACCCAACAAACCCGCAGAAGGTCTGAGATGGTCACCAGGAGACATAGCGAGAGCCATAAAAGAACAAGAGAGACACTTTGATAGACCAGTGAGACCAGGACCCGCTGATAATTCAATCTATGATGGTGACAGCAAGATAGCAGAAGAGATGGCCGTCCACGGAGTTGAATGGTGCAGATCAAACAAAGCCCCAGGTTCAAGGAAGATAGGTTGGCAACAGATAAGACAGAAATTCAATGCTATGTTGCCTGAAACACAGGAAGAACCAGGATTAGTAATAACAAACAAATGCAAAATGCTTTGGAGGAATCTAACAGGCCTGCCAAGAGACACAAACAATTTAGATGATGTTGACACCAAATCAATAGATCACGATGCTGATACTTTGAGATATATCGTCTTAGACAAGCCAAAAACAGCAAAAATGATTCCGCTACAAGGCTACTAACAATAAATATGATTATAGATCAGGAAAACTTATATGCCAGCAAATAGTACACATCCAAGTTATAACAATTGGGCCCACAAAGCCGCAAAGACAAGAACCGTAATAGAAGGCGAAGAAGCCGTAAAATCAGCTGGAGAAATGTTCCTACCACACCTTAATGGTTTATCAGGTAGAGAATATGATGATTACAAAGAAAGAGCTCAGTTCTACAATGCAAGTAGAAGGACTCTATCAGCATTGGTTGGTTCAGTTTTCAGAAGAGGTGCTACATTCACAAGACCAGCAGAATTAGATGATTTGATCAATGACATTGATCTTGATGGCACATCAGCAAATCACTTTACAAAACAGATATTGAAAGACGTACTCACAGTGGGCAGACACGGTGTTTTAGTTGACTATGATCAAAACACACAGAGACCATATTGTAATCATTACATTGGTGAAACGATAATAAACCATAGAATGGGAATGCACAATGGCATATTACAATTAGAAATGGTGGTTCTACAAGAAAGCAAAGAAACTATCAGTGTGAATGATGAGTTCAAAACAGATTATGAAACTCAATACAGAGTGTTAAGACTACAAGATGGGGTTTACACCCAACAACTTTATTATACGGAAGGCAACAGAGAGATTGCAGGTGAAATCACAGTTCCTACCATACAAGGTAGAACATTAGATTACATTCCTTTCGTGATCATCAACACAACTTCATTAGGTTGTGATTATGAAGATTCACCATTGTTAGATTTAGTGAATATGAATATCAATCATTATAAGTTTTCAGCAGACATTGGTCATTCATTACACTTCACAGCTCTACCAACCCCTTATGCAACGGGTGTAGACAATTACGGCGGAGAGAGCAAAGAGGCATCACCTTTAAGGATTGGTTCAACTAATATGTTGATGCTACCACAAGGTTCAACGGTTGGTATGTTAGAATTCAGTGGTGCAGGTGTGAACAGTCTAAGACAGTACCTAAATGATTCTGAAAACAAGATGGGAAAACTGGGTGCAAGGTTATTAGAAAAACCTACAGCTCAACCAGAAACAGCAGAAACAACTTCTATCAGACAAGCGGCAGAAGGATCTGCTCTTATCACGGTGGTAGAATCTGTAGATGCTGGTATCACAATGGCATTGAAATATTGTGCTGATTATATGAACATAGATATTGATTCAGTTGACGCTGAATTGAACAGAGACTTTATTGATGCTAAAATGGATTCTAAATCATTGATAGATTTAATCAAAGCATATCAAGAAGGTGGTATATCAGAAGATACGTTATACTACAATCTACACAAAGGTGAAATATTACCACCTGATCATAATAAAACAGAAGAGATTACAAAATTACAAGAGCTGAAAGGAACAGTGGAGCAACCAACTCAGCCTAAAGATCTAAGTCAATCACATCCACCAATGCAAGACAAAGATACATTGGTCAGTCATATAAGAGAAATGATCAGTCAAGGATACACTGACGAAGAGATTAAACAATTACATCCAGAAATGGATAGTTATTTTAATGGAGGAAATGATAATGGCAATGCATAGTAAAAAGAAAAAGAAAAAAGGTGGCAAAAGAGGCGGAAAGAAAAAAGGCGGCAGACGAGGTTAATTGGTCTGACTATTTTGCATCTATTGTTTCAGTATGTCCCTGGTCTAAAGCATACTGGCAAAAACAAAAGATAGACATTTGTGAATGGCAAGAACAGATATATCCATTGGGTGATTATGTTGCCCGTGTTTATAAACTACCAAATGCAAGTGCCTACAAGTTGAACAAGTTAATGAAACAGTTCAACGAAGATAGACCCAAAGAAGAATGGTTGTATTCACATCCAAAGTTTGGAAGACATTCAACTCCAATACCAGTGTTGATACAACAAGATCATCAATTGCTAACTGACATAAGAAACAACATAAAAAACAAATAGCAATTGATACTAAATACTACTATAATAAAAGTTAACCGTGTTTAACAAATAGGAGGACTCGTATGTCTAAAGAAGAAGCAAACACACAATCAAACGAACAATCAAATCAACCTTTAACATTATTTGTAGATTCATTGGAATCAATTCCTGAATCAT